CCCCCTTTAAACTTAAACCTTCTTCATACATGCCATCTGCTGTTTCAATTTTCATTACAGTTCCTTTAAGATATATGATCTAACGCCCACTGCGTCATGTCTTTTTCTACATGTTCCTCATCAAACTTTAAATCTTTTATTTTTCTTAGTATATCTTCATCACTATACTTAGTCAAGGCATCTTCACCGCCTATTATTTTATATACTTCTAATCTAAAAGTTGCAACGGGTCTAAAAATTTCAGTAACAAATGTACCTAGTGTATCCTTATCCATTTAAAATCTCCTAAAGATAAGCAGTTTAAAGACTTGCTTAGGTCAGGGGTTAATTAAATTAAGCAGCTATCTTAGCAGCAAAGTTATCTGTAATAACCTCGGCTACTTTCTCACCTCTGCGTTGGAGTAAAGCTATATTGTTTTTACTCTTAGAGGGTGCATGAGTAGACCAATCAGTCAGTGTATTATATAACGCCCATCTATTTTTGTCCATTTTAGGAGCATAGTCAAGCGTAAAAGCATTGAAAAGATACTGATAGTTTTTATTACGGAAAGGCTCCTCAGCATTCCTGCTTATGTTAGCACAGTCAGCAATAGTATTATGTATATCATCATTAGTTACAGGTGTATTATACCACTCATGCCATAGCTCAATCTCTTGCTCTATAATATTAGCAGTCTTACCAAGCATGTTAGCACCCCTATCTATATCAAGTTTACCTGTGTGTCTAGCCTTATACAAGGAAGCAGGGTTCTTAATAAATATCTGAGAATTTAAACAGGCACTCTGCTCAAACCCTAATGATAATATAAAGCTCCATACCCCATTAAAACTAGACAATGCCATAACAGTAATACAACCTGTATCACCATCGGGAGTCTCGTATTCTTTAGCAGGTAACTTGTAATTAACTAAACACATACCACCATTAGGAGACACCTGTATTTTTTCTTCTATCCCTGTAGCATCTAGCTTGCAACGCTCAATCATATCTCTAGACTTATCTATCATATGAGTATACTGTAGTGGCTTGTAACGCTTACCGTGTATAGCAATAGGCTCGCCAGTGTCTGAACGAAAGTAAACATCCTTACCCCTGTAAGGGACAAGCTCAGTCTCGTTAAACTCATTGTCAAAATAAACAGCAGACTTATTAACTTGAAAGTCAGCAGCACCATAACCGTTGTATCTTAAAGCTTCTATTGCTTCTCTATTATTATTCAATGCATGTAGCATGATAGTTTTCTCCAGTTGTTTTTGAGTTGAGCGAGAAGTTTAGCAGCTCGCATTCTGCTTGTCAACCCCTTGACATTTACTTCAAGGGAGTGTATAATGATTCTAGAATCTTTTAGAACTCTTCAATACATAATCTCTTTAATCTTTTTAAAGAGTTCTAAAAGATTCTAAAACTTTTTAAAACTTTTAAGTATTGTTCTTTGGATAATTATGTATTGGATATTTTAAATTCCTTAAAACTTTTTTCTTATAAGTTTTAGAACCTGTAATAAAAATATACCTGTGCTTACGTGGTCTATCAGCAACATAAAAATCATCACCGTATTTTTCTCTGATTAATTTAGACCTGTTAGGCTGACCTCTAAACTCATCTATTAAAGTCTGACTATGTAGATGTTCCTTACCTTTAACCTTCCAGTCAGTACGCTTAGCAGACAAGCCAGTATATATAAAGTTAGTAGCCTGATAAACTATTCCTAAATGTTCCTGAGATGTATCGGCAAAGCTCACCACTATCTTATCTTTAGGTAGTAACTTTAAGCTGTTGCCTATCAGCCATGAGCTATCGTTATGCTCATTAGATTTTAGTACTAACCTGTTTAGCTCTAGCACATCAGGTATGAACTCATCACCACATATACCTCTACGCAACGTAGAGCTTGGTGGTGTACCGTAAGTTACTATACCCTCTAGTACCCCATGCTTATATAAACCGTAAGCATACGAGACACTAGGGCTACGCTTAGCATAATGTATGTCTAACATAAAAGGTAGATAATCTTTACGACTGACCTCCCGTATCTCTCTAGCATTTACTTGTGTCATGATGTTAGGACACCCCCAATCTAATTCTAATTGTTCTCTAAACATTAGTCTAACTCTCCATTTAATATTTTTTCTCGTGCATTTTCTAGACTTGTCTCGCCATTAACAAGCTCGGCAATAATTTCTAGAAGCGTACCGTAACTTAAATTTAACTGTTCAATTTGCTGCCACGTTACAGGTTCTTGAACCTCTATCACTTCTTCTTCATCTATATATACATCATCTAAGTCTGGGTTGCTATGTGATATTTTAGCCATGTCATTCTCCTTATGGTTTATAGATAGTAAGTATAAAAAATATCCAGAACGCTACTGTTAATCCTATTAATAAATCTATTGTTTCTATAGCACTCATATTATTATTTCTCCTCTTGTTTATAGGGTATAGTTTCAAGTAGTACATCTTCAGTGCCTTCCGCAATTAAAGAATCAAGTCTCGCTCTTGCTTCCTTATAGGTGCGAAAGTAATATTTAAATAACTCATCTTGATGCGATACTATATATTTATAACTACTCATGTTGTTAGCTCCTGAAAGAATGGACTGTTCATATCCATGTTGCCTTTAACTGTTAAGCCTACGATAGTGTTAGATTTATCTAACGGTCTAAAGTCATGCTCATCACCATTAATTACCTTAATACCTTTCCAAGTATTAGGTATATCTTCTTGCCGTTTTGTCTTAAACGGTATTGCTATATTTAAACCACGCTTATGTTCTGCCATAGCCGTGTCAAAGTTATCCTCCTTTAAGCTAAATGTCAAGTGATAGTTACTTGGTGTAGTGCGTTTATCTACAGCAGTATAATCATAAAACTCTACATCAGGAAACCAATCCATTAAATTACTACCGTGTGCAAATCCTTCCCGTTTAATATAATACTTTTCATAATTTAAATCGCTTGTCGCATTTAATCTAATACCACATTGCATACCTGCCTTATCTGCTTTAGCTTTAGCTCTTTTAATTTCTTTAATCAACCGAGTAAAGTATAATTCTTTGTGCTTGAAAAACATTTTGGTACGCTCATACCTAGCCTTTAATTTACCCTTAAGATACGCAGGATTACCTGCTCTATTTAAACAAAACTTTCTACATTCTACTGATGACTTAGGACATACACTACCAAAACCTGCCTCATTATCAGGTAATAAATGTAAAGGAAAAGACATGACTCCTTTCTTTAGATTTTTTATTAACTTAGGATTAGCTTCTGGCGAACTTAAAATACTACCAACGGTATAACCTAAACCTTTAGACTCGGCCATCAAATCTTTGAATGACCTATCAATATTATTAAAAGGTATTGTAATTTGCATCACTTAACTCCTATAATTTTATCATCTAACATAGTAACTTCTGCAAAAAACTCACGGCTATAGCCAGTAAGATGCGGTCTATTACAACCTGCAAAAGTACCACTAGATATATATTCATCACCGAACATACTTGTTTCTGTATAACTTAAAGAGTTACCGATGTTTTCTTTAAGTTCTTTTTTACTTGGGTAGTTTAATACTATCATTAGAAGTCTCCTAAACTTTCTATATTATTCAGATACTTAGTGAGTGTTTCAGTATCAAGCCAAGTTGAAGCATGACATATCTCTTGCCGTGTGTCAACTCTCTCGACACTATAGTACTCGTACTCTAAACTGTTATCATTCTTAGTTACATGTACACGATAGCCATTAGCAAAGTCAAACGTATATATTATCTTAGCCTCCATCTTATCGTGCAATACTTTTATACTACTAACTTCACGTTCAAATAGTTTCATAACTATTTCCTTGTTAATTTAATTAATACATTAGCCACTACAAAGAAAGCGACCATTGAACCTACGATTATAATAAAAGTTATCATAAGTTATTCTCCAAAGATTCTTCTTCCTCAGGTATTCTCCGGTATTTTCTAACTATCTTTCCAACTTCTTTATACTCTAAACATTCTTTATAGCTGCCAGTAAAAACTATAGTATAGCTGACACGTTCTACCTCATCACCACATACTATAACATTAGCAAAACTATTTACTTGTGCTGTGTAGTTTTTATCACTCATCATTATTACCCCTTAGTATTATAAAATAAATTTGGTCACCACCATCACGCAAGCAGTTAGTTAGTAAGTAAGTGCCTCCGCAGCAGATATCCACAGGTTATCCACAGGTTATCCACAGGTTATAAAGTTATCCACAAACTACTAAAGACTGACTTATCCACAGCCTCCAAAAGCCTGTTAGTAACTACTATAATTAATAGTTAGTAACTATATACTTATGTCTAGTGAGAAGCTTTCTAATCAACACCACTCAACAAGGGAACCATGCTAACACAGAATGCAACGAATAGCCATGAGAGCTTGTGTAAGCTTCCCTAGTGAACGCTAGCGGGTTGAGTAATAGGTTGGTAAGGCTAGATAGTCTTAGCGTAGCGTAGAGGCTCTTAGAGGCTTGTTAAATCGTAGGCAAAAAAAAGGCCGCTCGAAAGCGACCTCATAACCTTTAAAAGGTTTTAGAATTTACTGCTTAGATACTTATCAATTCTAATAACTACCTCAGCCAATAAACACACGGTAAAAGGAAAAAATATAATAGCCGTAAAAACTATACTGTTTATAAGATTTTCCATTAGCTGTTAGCCTTAGCCGCCATGTGCATTAGCTTAGCAAGGCCTGATTCGCTCAAGCCTTCCTTAGCCGCATGTTCTAGCATGTCGTCATCTATAACAGGCTTCCAACTAACAGCCTTGGAATCTTCAGGCTTTTCCTTAGCCTGTGTTGTTAGTGCTGCCTTAGGTGCCTTAGCTGCCTTAGGTGCCTTAGCTGCCTTAGGTGCCTTAGGTGCCTTAGGTGCCTTAGTCTTAGCCTTAGGTGCTTCCTCGGCTTCAAAGGCTTGCTCGGTTACCGCAGCTATTAAGCATTCCTTAATGCCTTGTGGTACATCGGCGTCTGGTAAGTATCTATAGCACTTATCGAACCTACTATAATCGCTCATGCTTAGGATTTCGGACGTGTTACCACTAGTCCAAGTCTCATGATTCCCTTGCAACCATTCGTTGAAATAAGATATTGAATTTTCCAGTACAATTTTTAACTGTTTTTTATCGGTTGGAAGCTCAATTTCTTTTCGGTGTTCCATAATACCTAGCATAGTTCTAACACTAGCCTTAACTTGTTTTTCGGACGCTGTTTTCTCTTCTACTTTGTATAATCTATCCATAGTGTTTGTGCCTCCTTGGCACGTTTTTAATGCCCTTAATTGGGCGGTATTTTTAGACATCATGCATTCCGTTAGTGAAAGCATAACGAGCTAAATCTTTAGATTCTTTTCTCATAGCACGTTGAAAAATTTTTTCCTTCTCAAACTCTGCAATATGTTGCTGTCTAAGTCTTTCCTCGTATCTTTCACGCTCGGCTATGAGCCTAGGATTTTCAGTAGGTGGCCGCTCATTATCACAGCAGTCAGTACAAATTAATTCGCCATCGCCATAAGGAATTAAAACATCGCTGTAACATTCACAATAGTGACATTGCGTAGCCTCGTAATTTTCTTGATATAAATCTGTCGTGCTTTGCATTCTCTGCTCCTTGTTGCCGTTGTTGTTAAATGGAATACCGACGTTATCAGAAATTGACCTAAAAGTCAAAAACCATAACAGCTAATTTATCATTTCATCGAATAGTCAAAACAGCTCCGAAAGCCGCAGCACAGCAACGATTCTCAGCTACGACAGCAACCCATAGCATTACTAGGCTTTTTATTTTAAATCCAGTGAGAGAGCTTAGAGAGCGGTTTAAAGCGATTCTTACTTTAAGGGACGGGTTGGTTTTGGAATATTATTAATGTTATTGAGATTTCTAGAGTTTTCTTAATTTCCTTACTAAATCTAAAACTTTTTAAGACTCTACAAATCTCGTAAACTAGCTGTAAATGTTCACCTAGATATAACTCTAAAATGTTCTAGAATGCCTTGTGCATAACTGTTAAGACTATAGAGATTTCCAGAGTCTTTATAAGGTACTTACCAACAGCTTGCCAACAGCTTATCAACAAAGTTATCCACAGGGGTCGGGCAGGTGCCCCCTCCCCCCCTACCCTATATATACTAAACCTCGTACATTTTGGAAACCTTTGAAATGTAAAGTAGTCTGTAGTGGTTTGTGCTGTATACTCTAGAAACTTCTAGAATGAGGCTACAAGTTTGGGCGGGGTTCTAGAGTTACTTCTATAAGTGTGGAAACCCCAGAGTGGTTCCACCATTATATAGTCAGATTTCCAATCTGTCAAGTACTTTGTGCATAAACTACTTGACAAAACCTAAATACAGCCCTATACTAGTACACTATGAGCAATAAAAACAAACAACTAACAACCAAACAAGAAAGTTTTCTTGAGAACTTGCTCGTAACTAAAGGTGATCCAAAGAAGGCAGCCGAGCTTTCGGGGTATACAACTCACTGGCATGTAGTAAAAGCACTTAGAAATGAAATAATAGATATGGCTTCGACTATACTTGCACAGTCAGCTCCCCAAGCTGCACATAAACTAGTAGAAGTAATGGACTCTAACGATCCAATACCTCAAGCAAGTATCCGTGTACAAGCTGCACAAACTATTCTAGACCGCGTAGGGCTAGGTAAGCGTGAAACACTAGATGTTAAGCACGAAGTAACGGGAGGTGTGTTTATTCTTCCTGCAAAAGAGGAGTATATAATTGAAGCCTAAGAAGGGTCAGACCCCATTTGGCTATGAGCCTTCTCTAGAAAATGCTAAAGAATTAATAGAGATACCACAAGAGATAGAAGCACTAGAAAAGATTAAAGACTTGGTTAAAGAAGGTTCTATTTCTCTGAGAGACGGAGCAGCATGGATAGCCCATAAGACAGGGCGTAATATAAGCCATCAAGGATTAAAGAATGTCATCAGAGAAAGGTACTAATCCTTGGGATATAAATCCTGAGTTATACTTAACAGACGAGAATGGTTCTTTTCTTCTAAAGAAAGACGGTACACCTGCTAAGAAAGCAGGAAGAGCTAAAGGTTCTAAAGGTAGAGGATATAACTACCACAGTAAGACTAAAGCTAAGCTAGACGCTAAACGTGTAGTTAGAGAGAAACAAAAGAGAGTAGATGCTGTTGAAGCTAAGTTGCATAGACAACGAAAGACTTTAAACAACTCTAAAGATTTATTAAACAAACTTGATAATAAAACAGTGAATACTGGTCAAGTTGTTACAACGGATGTTATTGACGATGCTCCTGCTAAAGTAAGAGCAGAGGTTGATAACAATGTTATTTTTAGGCCTAACGATGGGCCTCAGACAGACTTCTTAGCTGCACCAGAGATAGACGTACTATACGGTGGAGCAGCAGGAGGAGGAAAGTCTTACGCAATGCTAGTAGACCCTTTGAGATACGCACACCGTGCGGCTCACAGGGCTTTAATACTAAGAAGATCAATGCCAGAGCTACGTGAGCTAATAGACAAGTCACGGGAACTGTACCCTCAAGCCTTTCATGGTTGTAAGTTTAGAGAGGTAGAGAAGCTTTGGAATTTTCCGAGTGGTGCTAAAGTAGAGTTCGGGTTCCTAGAGAGGGATGCCGATGTTTACCGTTACCAAGGACAAGCTTACTCTTGGATAGGGTTCGATGAGATTACCCACCTACCCACAGAGTTTGCTTGGAACTACTTAGCATCTAGGTTGCGTACAACAGATTCAGAGATAACACCGTATCTCCGTTGCACGGCAAACCCTGGAGGCGTAGGGGCGCATTGGGTAAAGAAGCGATATATAAGCCCCTCACCACCTAATGAAAGTTTTGAAGGAAAGGATGGACTACCAAGAAAGTTTATTCCTGCAAGACTAGACGACAATCCATATCTCTCACACGATGGTAGATATGAACAAATGCTAAAGGCATTACCAGATGTACAACGTAGGCAGCTCTTAGATGGTAATTGGGAAATTACAGAAGGTGCTGCATTTACAGAGTTTGATTCAGAAATACATGTGGTAATCCCTTTTGATATTCCTATAGGATGGGAACGTATAAAAGGTATAGATTACGGTTACGCTTCAGAGAGTGCATGTATATGGGGTGCAGTTGACCCTACAGACGGTACTCTTATTATATATAGAGAGTTGTACCGAAAGAACTTGACGGGAGTGGACTTAGCCCAAGTTATTACAAACATGGAAGTTCAAGACCCGTACAGTGTGCAAGGTGTGTTGGATACAGCAGCTTGGGCAAGAACAGGCACTACGGGGCCAACCGTGGGGGAAACCCTACAACGTGCAGGTCATAAGCTTCGTAGAGCCGATAAGAATCGTATCCAAGGGAAAATTCAAATCCATGAATACTTACGAGTTCAGCAAAGCGGAAGGCCACGAATACAAATATTTAATACTTGCCCTAATCTGATACGCGAACTTATAGGTATCCCCCTTGATAAGAGTAACCCTGAAGATGTCGATACACATGCACCAGACCATGCTTACGATGCTTTACGATATTTGATTATGTCACGACCACGTATGAATGATCCATATGCACAAATTAGAAACTTACATTTAAAACAGGCTTATACGCCTTCTGACTCAACATTCGGATACTAAATAGGAGAAAATCATGGCGGTTGTAAATATTAGAGACACAGGACGTAACTCAGCTAAAACGCAGGATGTTCGTGCGCTAGCTGAAAAAGTTCAAAAACCCTCAGACACAGAGGCAATCACAGCTGCAAACACAATTACAGCTGCAGAATCAGGAACTCGTTATGTTCTTAATGTAGCAGCAGCTAAAATACAAACTTTACCTACACCAGCTGCAGGGCTTGAGTATTGGTTTTATGTAGGAGCTACAGAGCCTACTGGAACTCATACGGTTGTAACAGCTTCAAGTGCAAACATTATTGTAGGTAATGTCGGTTCACCTGAAGATGCAGCAGGAAGTGTTGCTACAGTTACAGATGCTGACACTATTTCATTTGTGGCTAGTAAGGCTGTTCACGGAGATTTTGCTCATGTATGGTCTGACGGTACTAACTGGTATCTTGATGGTATGTGCAAAGTACAAGATGGCATTACAACAACTCAAGCTGATTAATAGGGTATTTTAATGGCTGAAAATGACGGAAATTCACTAACTGGCAACGGCATTTATTTTGAAGATGTTGAAAATGAGCATGGAAAGATTCTTAATTTAGAAGAATCTCTTCGTAACAATTTAGTAGCTTTGCTATCAGATCGTTACGAATTAGCTAAATCAGCAAGAGATGATGATGAATCACGTTGGCTTACTGCATACCACAACTATCGTGGTTTATATGGTAAGAGTGTACGCTTCAGAGAATCTGAAAAGTCTAGAGTGTTTGTTAAAGTAACAAAGACTAAAGTACTTGCAGCGTTCGGACAGTTAGTAGATGTTATTTTTGGCGGTAATAAATTTCCTATTGGAGTAACAGAAACTAAGATGCCAGAGGGGATTGAAGAACATGCTAACTTTAATCCTTCTCTGGAAACTTCTATGCCTTCTGTAGAAGAAGAAGTAGTAGAAGAAGAAGATAATCCGTTTGATGTAGGTTATGTAGGTGACGATAAAACATTAAAAGCTGGAGCAACTTATGGCTCAGGTAAATTTAAAGTAGTTAGACCTGAACAAGAATTAAATATGGAAGAAGGATCAAGCCCTATTCCACAAGCTTTAGAAATTAAACCTGCACAGCAAGCAGCACGAAGGATGGAAAAATTAATACACGACCAAATTGAAGAATCTAGTGGTTCATCAGAGTTACGATCAGCACTTTTTGAATGTTCGTTATTTGGTACAGGAATTATTAAAGGCCCATTTAATTTTAACAAAACACTTAGTCGGTGGGAAGAAGATGAAGAAGGCAACAGGACGTATAAACCCGTGGATGTGCGTGTTCCTAGAATTGAATTTGTTTCTATTTGGGATTTTTTCCCTGATCCAAGTGCTACAAGCATGGATGAAGCAGAGTTCATATTTCATAGGCATAAATTAAATAGGTCACAACTCAGAGCATTAGGCAAGATGCCTTACTTTGATAAAGAATTAATTAGAGAGTGCCTTGTAATGGGGCCAGATTACGTAGAAGAAGATTACGAAAATGAACTATCAGATGGTGATGCAGGAGAAGAAATTGCTGGCAATCAATTTGAAGTTCTAGAATACTGGGGAGTCATGGATGCGGAGTACGCTAAAGAAGTTGGAATGGAACTCCCAGAAGATGTAGATGATTTAGATGAAGTACAAATAAATGCTTGGGTATGTAATGGGAAACTATTACGTGCTGTTGTTAATCCGTTTACTCCATTCAGAGTACCTTACCAAGCTTTTGCTTACGAAAAAAATCCGTATAGTTTTTTTGGTATAGGTGTTGCAGAGAACATGGATGACTCACAACAGATAATGAACGGACATGCTAGAATGGCTATAGATAACTTAGCTCTTTCTGGTTCACTTGTATTTGATGTAGACGAGACTGCATTAGTAGGTGGGC